ACCGCATTGATAAACCCTCGAATCCGAGGGAATTAGAAACCCTAGACAAACCAGAAAACCACATTTCGCCTAATTGCAAAGTGGGGATGTTTGAGATGGATAAACCAATAACATTTAACGAATGGTTAGGCACACAAGGCAATATGGTTCTCCTTCATGCCAATTGCTGCCGTATTGCCTATGAAGCTGGTCAGCAGTCACAGCAAGCGAAAGTGGAGGAGCTTAAAGCATCTCATCATGGTGAAGTGATTGGTCATGAAGTTCACTTTAAAAAGATCAAGCAAGAGCGTGACGAGCTGCAAACCTTATACACCCAACAAGGCATAAACATGCTGAAGCTGCAAAAGCGGGTGGATGCGGCATTAAAAGAGACTCAATTTGCTTTGCAGTATGTTGAAGAGGACATGCGCGGCAATCATGAATTTCTACAAATGGCAATGATTCGAACCCTTAAAGCTTTAGAGCAAGCGCTCAAGGGGGAAGGATGAGTGATTACATGCACATGACTCTTGAGCAGCTTCAGCAAGAACATGCGGAGTTGCTTGCATTCAATGAAGAGTTAGATCGTCGTTGCAAAGCTCACAAAGCGGATGCACAAAAATATCAAACTAAGTGCTTCCACATTACAACGCTCTTGATGAATCCAGTAGATCAAGACATGACTTTGAAAGCAATCAAAACAGTGATTGAAAGGGTTGGTGAGGGATGAACAGAGGAACAGATTGGCCATTCTTAATGATGGTGTTAGCTGGTGTGTGTATTTTCATTCTTCTAGTGAGGGCGTGACCAATGACCACATTCAAAGAGGCTCAAAGAATTAGATCAAAAAATGTGGCGCGTTCTCGCGTGCCACCTAAGTTTAAGAAGGCTGTCAGCAAGGGCGAACAAATGCTTTGCAGCCAACTAGACATCATGAAGATTAAGTACGAACAGGAGTATCGATTCAATCCGGATAGACGTTGGAAGGCAGACTTTCGAATAGAGGGTTATCAAATCCTAGTCGAAGTTGAAGGCGGAGCATTCTGCAATGGTCGTCATACGCGTGGTCAAGGCTACACAGATGACTGTGAGAAGTACTCAACAGCGGCTGCTATGGGATGGACTGTCATTCGTGGAACTACAAATCAAGTGAAAGAAGGTCTAGTGCTCAAGTGGATTGAGTTGGCAATGGAAAGGGCGAAGGTGGCGTGATGGATAAGAACTCAAAAGATTGGAAACAACCAAAGCCGCTTAAGTGGCGTCATAAAGATTGTGGGTGTGAGCTACATAAGGGTTGGACATATAAGAGAAATTATATGGCAACAACTTATGACGTTGATGGTGATCGTTATAAATATTGGATTCATGAAGTCAGTGACAAAGAGAATCCAAAGCTAGTACTCGCAATGGATGACTGGGATTTTCCGTATGACATTCAAGAGCGTTGTGAGCAACTGCTTAAGGCTTTCGCTAAAGGGAAAATGCCAGGATTAAACAAAAATGAAAAACGTTTAATTGAGGAAGGTGAAGGTGAATTTCGCCCTGAAAATATCAAATTCATTCCATACAAAGAGGAAGCATGAACCTAATAGATGACAAAGGCTTGATGTGGGTGCCCTCAGGGTTCCCACTCATTCTAATTTGATGTATCGGAAAGTTAGTAAGTATTTGGATGTAGGGGTAAGGGTATGAATGCAGTAGTAACGGAAAAATTATCAAATCTTGAATGGGTTGGTCAGCAAATGAGAGCTAAGACAGCAAGCTATGAAACGTCTACTGCATCAACAGGTGAGAAGGCGCCAACATGGGAGGAGCGTTGTGGGGCAATTGCTTCAATTGAAGATGAGGCGACCAAAGCTTATTGTGAGATGTTGGTTTGGGGTGATTCAAGAGACACGACACAGGCATTCAAGACCCTTGTAGAACATATTGGTGAAGTATTGCATCAGGCAGCAAGTAAAGAACGTCAGCGTCATCACTTTGACCTTCAATTGTTTTGCATGAAAGTGGCTAGAATGCAGGTGTTCTTTCTTTTGCGTCCATGGATTAAAGAGGATCGTACATTACAAGGCCAGTTGAAGTTCTGTGGCATCACAGAGATTAAGGCAGATACCTACAGCAAAAACTATGCATACCTTGGTGCAATGGTCGATATTATTCTTAAGGATATGGAAGATGAAATCGATTTCTATGTAGGGCAATATCGAAAAAAGCTAAACAATTGACAGCTAAACGGATTTAAGGTAATGTTTTCCTATACTGGTCGTATTACGGATTTCCGAAGACCAACACATCAAAGCTCACTTAATCGTGGGCTTTTTGCTTTTATGCCCTACGAGCTTAGAACATTGGATTCTCCGATGTGCTGGACTGGATTTCTAGTCGATGCTTAAACGTAGGGCTTTTTTTGGAGGTTCACATGCTCCGAATCATCAGGCAAGTATTCTGTTTTCATGTTTGGGAATATGAATCCGACATGTTCAATCAGAAAGAATGCAGAAAGTGTGGAAAGATTAAGTGTTTGTAGCCCTGTCGTTTGACGGGGTTTTCTTTTTTGGAGAATAAGAAGTGGAAACAACAAAAAGTAATGGCGCATTAGAATTCATGAAAAAGTTCGTTGATGGTCATCGTATCGTTTCAACTGGTGATCTTAATGAATTCCAGATATCAGAAGCTCGTGTTGAAGATCGTTTGTATGTAGAACCGGGTGATGGGTTATGCCTAGGTTGGGTTGCGCTTCCTTGGGAGCTAACAACAACTAAAGATCGTGAACGTGAAAAGAAATATCTATGTAAGGATTAATTGTCCTTATTGTTGGGGTGAACATGGACACAATCGAAGCGAAGAAGAATTTAGAAATCTATAAACGTAATCTTAGCCGGTTAGAAAACTATAACCACTTATTCAGCAGCCATACATTTAAGACTGAATGTCAGCGTGAAGTAAATACTCTCAGAACCAGAATAGAGAATCTAGAAAATGCGTTCGACAAAGAGGCTAAGCGAAATAAGAGCACTACCATGCGTTAGATGCGGCTATCCTCACTCACAGGCGGCTCATTCTAATTCTGGCAAGCATGGCAAGGGTAAAGGAATAAAAGCCTCAGATGCCTTTACTGTGCCGTTGTGCCATAAGTGTCATTTCCTATTTGACACATACCAATTAGGCACAAGACAAGAATCGGAAGCACTATTTGATCAGTGGTTAGAAAAAACAGAGCGGATGCTTAATTTAAATAACAATGAAGAGGTTTTCTGATGGGAACTAAAGCAACAAAATCTAAGATGATTGAACGAGCATTCGAGTTTGCAGAAAAGGTTATTGCCGAAAACCAATGCATTATCAATCACACTAATATTCCAGAAGTCAGTGCGCGTGCTGCTGACCTGGTTGAATTGGCCAAATCATTTAAGCTTTTACTTTCAGATACACATGAAGATTTAATTAAGCTTGAAAACTACGGCAATGATGATTATCGTGGTTAAACACCACATCTCGAGACTAACGTGAAAGACATCTACCTTTAATTATGGATAGATAAGTCTTAAGTCCTGAAATGCAGAGCCTGTCAGAAATGACGGGCTTTTTTTGTGAGAATTAAAATGGAAAACCAACATCGTAAAATCAAAGGCTATCGTGAACTTTCTCAAGAAGAAGTTGACCTAATGAATCGCATCAAAGAAAAAGGTGCAGAACTACTTACACTTCAGGCTGAATTGGCAAACCGCTTAAACACAGATTTAGAAGTTAAACAAGCAGCAGCTAAACGCGCCCAGTTAGCTCCAAATGACTTTGCAAGTGCTGAATGGCAAGAATATGAACGTTTCAAAGACGCTGAGCCTTTGCGTTGGGCTGCTATTGGGAAAACTGACATTCAGACAGGCATCATGGCTCTAGTTCGTGCGGTAGCTCAGCCAACAGGTTGTTAAGTCACCCTCGGGTGGTTTTTTATTGCGAGGTCAAAATGGAACCTAGATTCGTCATCAAAAACCATTCTGACATCAACTATGTAATTGGCTATCTCAATAATAATCATGCAAAGGCAGCGAGTGAAGGGAAGCCTTTGGTTGTTACCATTACTTGTAAGCAAGAAAGCCTTTCAACAGCACAGCGAAGATTATATTGGCTATGGATGACGGAATACGGGAATCATAGAGGACTGGATAAAGAAGAGGCCTCATCTTTCTTTAAATATAAATATCTGTCGGTAATTTATAACCGTGACAATGTTGGTGAGTATCCAGAAACATTCAGGACTATGAAGGAACTCAAAAAGACTGGTGCAAGCCAATATGAGGCTTTGCGGCAGTTTGTTGCTAATAGGATTAGCATCACAGAAGCAACAACAAAACAGATGAAAGAGTTCTTAAATGATATCGAAATCTTTTGTCTAAAGGATGGTGTGAAGCTCACATGTCCAGATGATCTTAAATATGTGATGGAGCATTAAAATGCTAACGTTAGAAAACACAGTGGCAAGCCTGTCTAAAGACGAAGCTCAAGATATTATCCATAGTGCAAAAGACCTTACAGAATCAGAAAAGATAAAACTTGTGGATATGGGTTGGTATCGTGACTCAAAAGGAGGTATGTGGCCGCCAACTAAAGGGGATATAATCAGTTTCCCTATTAAAAGAAGTGACCTCATGCCAAAAGAAAATCCAATAAACCAAACCAATCTTGCTATTGCTGCTTTATCTGCAAGCTTTGCTAATGCAATGAATAAAATTGACCCTCAGTTCTCAACTTTGTTCTTAGAAGAAATTGAAAATAGATACCATGAACTTCGAGAAATGGAGTTGGTGCATGTTGAGGCAATGGAAACATTGACTTGGACACGAGAATTTATTCAGAACAAATAACAAGAGCCCTCTTCGGAGGGTTTTTTAATGGGTGAGATTTATGGCGGAGTTAAAACTAACTCCGAAGCAAGAGAACTTTTGCCAATTGTTTATCGAATTGGGGAACGCTTCGGAGGCGTATCGACAAGCCTACGATGCGGATTCAATGAATGAAAACACGGTCAACCGTGAGGCTAAAAGATTACTTGAGAACCCCAAGATTACCACAAGGCTTGAGCTAATTAGAAAGGAACATCAAACCCGCCATAATTTGACTGTAGACGACTTGCTTCAAGAATTAGAAGAAGCACGCAAAGCAGCATTTGAAGGAGATCGGGTTCAGGTGTCTGCGGCAGTTGCAGCAACAATGGGTAAAGCCAAGTTACTTGGATTGGATAAGATAAGCGAACTTCAAGTGAAGAAACAAGAGCTTGAAATAGCGAAACTCCAAAAAGAACTTAATCCAGAAGAAGATGAAGATGTAACCCCAGTGCAGGTGACTATTCATGTTGTAGATGCGAGTAAAAAAGATGCCGAACATCAATCCAACACTGAATGTGCCTCAGGCTAACTTTCTCCAATTGCCAAATAAGTTTAGAGCTTTTGTTGCTGGGTTTGGTTCAGGTAAAACTTGGGTAGGTTGTTCAAGTCTTTGTGATAAGTCCTGGTCCTTCCCTAAAGTGCCGTTGGGGTATTTTGCACCAACTTATCCGCAGATCCGTGACATCTTCTTTCCCACTATTGATGAAGTTGCTTTCGATTGGGGATTAAAGACAAAGATCTATGAATCAAATAAAGAAGTGGATCTTTATTATGGCCGTCAGTATCGAAGCACAATTATCTGCCGTTCAATGGAAAAGCCCAACACTATTGTAGGTTTTAAGATTGGTCATGCTCTGATTGATGAGCTTGATGTGATGACAAAGGTCAAGGCTCAACAAGCTTGGCGCAAGATCATTGCTCGTATGCGATATAAACAAGCTGGTTTGTTGAACGGTATTGATGTTGCAACAACGCCAGAGGGCTTTAAGTTCACTCATGAACAGTTTGTTAAGGAAGCAAACCTAAGTGATGCTAAACGTGCACTATATGGAATGATTCAGGCTTCAACATATGACAATGAAGCAAATCTTCCTGATGACTACATTGCATCATTGTTTGAATCTTACCCACCTCAGTTGATTTCTGCTTACTTAAAAGGCCAGTTTGTTAACTTGACGAGCGGGGCAGTTTATCCAGACTTCGACCGAACCTTAAACCACACAGATGAAGAAATTAGACCTAATGAGGCTTTGCTCATTGGTATGGACTTTAACGTCTTGAAAATGGCTGCTGTGGTTTATGTCATTCGAGATGGCAAGCCAAGAGCTTTAGATGAGTTGGTAGGTGTACGTGATACGCCAACCATGGCCGATCTATTAATTGAAAAGTTCCCAAACCATGAGATGACAATTATCCCTGATGCGGCAGGCCAAGCTACTTCATCGAAAAAGAGTAGCGAATCTGATCATGCAATCCTTAGACAAAAAGGCTTGAGGGTAGAGGTCAATTCTACAAACCCGAACATTAAAGACCGTATTAATGCAGTGAATGCCCTGATCTTAAATGGCGAAGGTGAGCGTTCATTATTAGTAAATACCAATAAATGCCCAAGACTCACAGAGACTTTTGAGCAGCAAGTTTATGACGATTTTGGAATGCCAGATAAGAAATCAGGCTTGGACCATGTTGGAGATGCTGGAGGATATCCTTTAGCTAAGCGGTTTCCTATTATCAGACCAGTTACTTCATTAAAACTAGGATTTGCAAGATGACAGACGTTACTACTAAGCATCCTGATTACTTAAAGAACGTTGATCTATGGAGCAAAGTAGAAGACGTTTGTGAGGGTCAGCATAAAGTTAAGGCTGCTAAAGAAAAGTATTTGCCGCGACATAACAGGCAAGACAGTTCAGCAGAGGCTATGGCTGCATACGATTCATATTTGGAACATGCAGTATTTTATGGGGTCACTGGTAAGACGTTGGGGAGTCTTATTGGTGGCGCTTTTTCACGCTTACCAAACTTTCAAAGACCCGATGATCTTGAATATCTAGAACGAAATGCTAATGGGCAGGGAGTCGGAATTTATCAGATCGCTCAGGCATCATTACGTCATGTATTAAAAACTTATCGATGCGCTTTATATGTGGATTACCCAAGTGTAACCCCATCAAAAGTTAGAGCTGAAGACTATAGTAAACAAGCTTTTCCAATGATTCATGTACTTCCTGCTAAGTCTGTTATCAATTGGGATACGATTATTATAGGTAATCAGCAAAAACTCTCACTTGTTGTAATTCATGAGGAAGTTTCCAGCAGAACTCAAGGTGGTTTCAAGTTCGAGAAAAAAGATCAGTTTCGAGTTCTGCGCTTAGAGGAAATAGAAGGCCGATTTGTCTTTACTATCCAAGTGTACAAGCAAAACTCTGATGGCGCTCTAACTGAAGAGCCAAAGACAATTCCAACGGATTACAACGGCAAGCAATGGGATTACATTCCATTCACTTTTGTTGGTGCTATTGACAATACGCCAGTAATAGAAAGCGCACCATTACTTGAATTGGCTGATTTGAATTTGGCTCATTATATTGATAGCGCTGATTTCCAAGAGTCAGTTTACTTTGTTGGTCAGCCTCAGTTCTTCATGGAAAATGTTGATACAGCCATGTACGAACTCATTAAAAAAGATGGTTTGTATATCGGGTGTAAGAACGCATTTCCTGTGAAATTAGGGTTTGCACAAGCTAACCCCAACACGCTTTCACAAACTGCCATGGAAAAGAAATGGGAGCAGATGAAAGAATTAGGTGCTCGATTGGTTCAGGCTGGCTCAGCAAATAAGACTGCTACTGAAGCAAACAATGACGATGCTGTACAGCATTCTGTACTATCTCTTTGTACTGTAAATATCAGTGCAGCAATAACTCAAGCTCTACGTTGGTGTGCAAAATTTGCTATGCCTAATGTGGATTCAATTCTTCCAGAAGAGTTGGTATTTGAAATCTCGAAAGAATTTAGTAAGCCTCAGTTTGACAACGAGCGCTCTAAGCAGCTTTATGAGGCATGTGTTGCTGGTAAGTATCCATTTAAAGTTTGGCATGAATATCAGCAAACGGGTGAGTTCCCTGATTATTCATATGAAGAGATTCAAGACATGCTTGAAGAAGAGCAAATGAATAGCCCAATGCCTGCTTATAACATGAATGGTGCAAACAATGGATCAAATAACCCAACAGGATCTGTTCAATAATCTGGTTCAGCATCAAGCCTATCTTTACAGACTTTCATCAAGCGAAATTAATTCACTTTTAATCCAATTTGACTCTTTATCAAATGAGATGTTAAGCCAATTAAGAGATTTGCTAGATGAATTGTCAGAAGCTGAAAAGTCAGCATTGATGGCGGGTCAGTACACAACACCAGCTCTTAAAGAGATTCGAGCAAGTATTCAAGCGTGGCAATCATCTTTACTTACAACGATTCCAGAGGCATTTACCGTTTCGGCATCAGCGTTAGCCGTGAATGAGGCAATGTATCAAGCTCGAATTCTTGGAGAGAAAATCAAGGAACCAAATGCTAAGACCTTATACAGCAAGATCAAGAAGCAGCCTATGTCAGGCGGGGTATTGCTAGACTATCTCTTCAATAAGATTGCTGATGATGCCAAAACAAGGGTTGAGCAAGTTATCCGTGATGGGCTCTCTCAAAGTCAAACGAACCAGCAAATCATTCATCGAATTAAAGGCAAGAAGGCTCTAAATTATCAAGATGGGATATTGGAGCAATCAAGGTCCAGTATTTCCACCATGGTGAGAACGGCTAGAAGCCATGTTTCTAATCAGGCTATGCTTGATACTTACAAGGTATTGGACGTTTCATATGTGAAGTTTGTGGCTACTCTGGATAGTCGAACAAGCAAGCAATGTGCAAGTTTGGATGGTGCTGTTTACAAAGCAGATGAACCACATCCCACTCCACCACTTCATCCAAATTGTAGAAGCATTATTCTTCCAGTTACGAATAAAGAAGGTACAACCATAGGCAAACGACCCTTCAATTCTAAAGTGGGAGAGGCAGGTGAAATTAACACTGTTGATTCCAATACATCTTTTAAAAACTGGTTTGATGGGCAATCTGTAGCCTTTCAACAACAGTGGCTAGGTCCATCACGATACAAGCTATTCAAAGAGGGTAAATATTCTTTGGATAAGTTTGTAGACCCTTTAACTGGTCAGCCATTCACACTTGCTGAACTCAAAAAGCTTGATGAAGAAATGTTTAAGAGGTTGGGATTATGAAACAGATAACTATGACTGAGGCACAGTACATACTTGGTACAAACCTTATTTTATTGCCTTTTGTTCGGAAGATAGTTCCAAGATATATGGCGATTTCTGGCTATAGCTTTAAACAGCCTAAAGCATGTACCCAGTATTAAACCTAATTCAAACCTTAGCACCTTCGGGTGCTTTTTTATTGTCTGCTGAAAGCGGATGCCTACAGCGAACGAGTGGAAACTCATTAATTTAGAAAAGGTTGGATAACCAATGAAACTTAAAACGACAGAAGTAAACGGTAAGAAATATGCGGAACTAGATGCAGGCGGATTGCCTATCTATGTGCATGATGATGGTAAGGAAGTTGGTTTTGATGCTGCTCAAGCGGTAGGTAAGATCAGTTCACTGAATGCGGAAGCTAAAACACATCGTGAAGCAAAAGAGGCCGCTGAGAAATCATTAAAAGTCTTTGAGGGCTTGGATCCTGAAAAGGCTAAAGCTGCTCTAGAAACTATGGCTAATCTTGATGCTAAGAAACTTGTGGATGCAGGTGAAATCGAGAAAGTTAAAGCAGAGCTTACTGAAGCACTGAAAAAATCATACGAGCCACAGATTCAGCAACTTACTCAAGAGCGTGATTCAGTTCAGGCTCAACTACATAAAGAGCTGATCGGTGGTGGTTTTGCTCGTTCAAAGTTCATTCAAGAAAAAATTGCAGTACCTGCTGACATGATTCAAGCGACATTTGGCAACAACTTCAAAATTGAAGATGGGAAGGTTGTGGCTTATGGCGTTGATGGTCAAAAGATCTATTCACGAACCAAACATGGTGAAGTTGCCGACTTTGATGAGGCTTTAGAAACATTAGTTGGAGGATACCAACATAAAGACTCAATTCTTAAAGGCAATCAAAGCACTGGTGGTGGATACGGTGGTCAAGGTGGCGGGGGAAATAACAGTAATGTCGGCAATATGGGTGGAACAATCCAAGAACGCCAAGCCGCTATTGCAGCAAAATTTAATTTAGATAAGTAATTGGAGAAATTATGTCTTTATCTCAAATGCAGGTTTTCAATGAATACATCATGCCTGCCACAATTGAAACTCTTGCCCAAATGGTGCAGAAATTTAACGCTGCATCTGGTGGCGCGATTCGTTTAACCACAGATGGATTTACTGGCGACTTCTTACAAGAGTCATTCTTTGCGTCACTTGATGGTGCTCAACGTCGTGTAGACCGACATGCTGCAAATGGTACAGCACCTATCACAGATTTGTCTGAGATTAAGCACTCAAGCGTAAAAGTTGCAGGTGGTATTGGCCCAGTTCGCTATGAGCCTTCTCAAATGACGTGGTTACAGCGTCCAACAGCACAAGGTATTGAAGTTGCATCTCGTACTTTTGCAAGTTTAATGCTTAAAGACCAACTCAACACAGCAATTGCGGCTCTTGTGGCGGCAATTTCAAACCAACCAGATGCAACAAATGATGTGTCTGCAACTGCTGGACTTACTTATAGTGCTATGAATGGCGCTCATGCTAAGTTTGGAGACCATTCTGGAAATATCATCACTGATGTTATGAATGGCACTGCATATCACAAGCTCATCGAAAAGAACTTGAGCAATGCACAACAGTTGTTTCAATCAGGCAATGTGCGTGTAATTGATATTCTTGGCAAGTTGGTTGTGGTAACTGATGCGCCTGCATTATATACAGCAGGAACTCCAAACCAGCTTAAAGTGCTTTCTTTGACGGATGCGGCAGCTATCGTGTCAGACGGTGGTGATGTTGTATCAAACATTGAAACTACCAACGGTAAAGATCGTATTGAAACGACTTTACAGGTTGATTACTCATTTGGTGTTGGTCTTAAAGGCTACACATGGGATGAGGCAAATGGTGGCAAATCTCCAAGTGATGCTGAATTAGCAACAGGTACTAACTGGGATAAGTCAGCAACTAGCATTAAACATACTGCTGGTGTCATCACCATTGCAGACGCAGCGCAGTAATTAATAGGCAGCCTTCGGGCTGCTTTATTTTTTGGAGTTAAAAATGTCAAAAGAACAGAAAGTAATTTACGAGCCTCATCCAGTTAGTCCAGAGCGAAAAGCCGAGCTTCGAGGGCAGGGTTATAAGATCATTGATGCGGTATTTAAACCTGAAGAAGAGCAAACCGAAAAACGCAATACTCGATCTTCTGCTCAACCAAAGGAATAAGTCATGACTTTTATCACCATTGCAGATGCAGAAACAATCTTAGGAGCTGACTTTGCACCGGATGGTGATAAAGCTCGTTTGGTTTTATTGGCTAATACTTGGATGAAAAATGAGATTGGGTTTGTACCTGATCCAGTCACAGAAAATCTTAAGCTTGCTGCATGTGAAATTATTAAAGGCGTTCAGGCAGGCGAGATTTACAGCGGAAAAGAACAAGAGCTTAAACGCAAAAAAGTGAAAGCCGACACGGTAGAGTCTGAAAAAGAATATCAAGATGGAAGCTTTTCATTATCAAGTTTTGAACAGATTGCTTTAGCACTTATTGGGGCTGAGAATTTGCCAAAGCATAAGTTCTTCACCATTCCTTTAGTGAGAAATTGATATGGGTTTACGTGACGAACTTCAGGCAGATATTGCTGAAGCATTAAACTCTGATTTAGCAGACGCAGTAGCTACCTTCACTTGTACCCGCAAAAAACTAGTTAGTTCTAATCCCGCCACTGGTGAAGATACTTACACTGAATATGTATATGGCGGCAGAGGCGTCCTATTTGGCTCTTATTTAAAAGATTTGGTCAAGCCGATAGATTACCGCGCCACTGACTCTAAAGCTGTTCTACTGCAAAATGAAGTGAAAGATGCGGCAGGAACTTTAGTTGATCCAGATGTTAATGATATTTGGGTGATTGAAGGTGGCAATTATCGAGTTGTGAGTTATGGAAAAGATGCGGCAGATGCGACATGGGTTGCACAATTAAGGAAAGTCTAATGATTAACTTAGATGATGGGAACTTAATAAGTCAGGCTGTAAACCAAGAGGGCGTTTATCACGCTAAGGTTCGCAAATCCACTAATGGCCCAAAGAAGGTGCTGTTAGATGGCGAAGAATGTAAGTATGTACTCTTTGCAGATACTAACAAAGGCTATCTTATTCGACATAAAACCACCATTGACGGTCGAGTGTTTACAGTAGGGAATGAACCAGTATTTGAGATACTGTTTGGTAAAGTTGAGGTGACTTTTGATGGGATGGCAAACAAAACCAAGTGAATTTATCCAGACCGTTGAAGCCGACCTTACTAAAAAACAGAAAGATATTGTGATTGATGCATTACAAGGTGTTGTTCTCCAAAGTCCAGTTGATACAGGGGCATTTAGGGCATCACACAGAGTCAGCATAAACCAGACTGACCAATCATTTAATGAAGCCGAGAAAGACAAAGGCGGTGGCTCAACCATTAGCAAAGGAACAAGTGCTTTATCTCGATTAGTTCCTTACTCTACTGTATACATCCAAACGAATGCGCCTTATGCAACCAAAATTGAATATGGCAACTTCACTGATAAGCCAGAAACACCAAAAACAACAGGTGGATACTCAAGACAAGCTCCTCAAGGTGTCTACGGCTTAACCTTTAACTATATTGCTCAGAAATACGGTGGTTAAAATGGCAATGACTTTAGATCAAGCACGACAAGCCATTATCACTAGAGCAATGGCCTTTACTGGAATTGAGCAAGAACGTATTCAATACCCTAATGGCCCATTGATTAGTATTCCTGTAGATGGACTTTGGTGTGACTTAAATATTCTATGGGGCAGTTCTATCATTGCTGGTGTAGGTGATACTCCTTGCACCAGAAGAACAGGGGTTATTTCAATTAATTGCCTTGCAAGACCTCAAACTAATGAGGCTGATATAACAAAGCTCGCTGATGCTTGGCTAAGCCACTTTGAATATTTTCAGATCGGTCAGTTAGAAGTACTGCAAGGTCAAGTACAAAACCTCGGCAATAACGGGGACTTCATTCAGTACAACATTTCAATAAATTATCGCGTCAATTAACGAATTTAACTTTTAAACGAACCTGTCCTTAGCGGCAGGTTTTTTTATGCCTGCTCTCAGGCAACCACTGGCTAGGCTGATCCCCGAAAAGCACGTTTCCATGTTCAACGTGCCTGCCAGTTTCTTTTTTTGAGCATGATCAGGAGAATGCTATGAATATGGTAGCGCAACCGCAGACTGTATTTTTTCACAATACTCAATTATCAATTGTCGAATACAACAACCAGCCTTATGTGCCAATGAAATTGGTTGTCGAAGGTATGGGTTTGGATTGGAAAAGCCAATACCGAAAGATTGCTAAGAAGTTTAAAACCTGCATGGTCAAAATGACCATTCAGCTATTTGGTGATAGTCAAAGCCGTGAAGTGGTTATGTTGCCACTCAGAAAGCTACCAGCTTGGCTTTATTCAGTAGAGCCCAACAAAGTAAAACCAGAACTTCGAGATACCGTCATCAAATACCAAGAAGAATGTGATGATGTGCTCTGGAACCACTGGACGGGTAAATTGAATGCTAGACACAAAGCTTTTGATGAGCTAAATGCAATTGATATGGATGAAAAAATCTCAAAGGCAAAAGCCACGCTACACAGCCATGGATTACATCTACGCAAAGCCGAAAAGAAAACCAATAAGCAGAAGCGTCAAGACTGGATTAATAAGAATACCCTATTGCTTAATTTTGGTGAGGAGGGTCTAGCATGAATCCAATTACAGATAATGCATACCTTATTTTTGCGTGCAAGCGGGTGAGCGATGGCGACCTAGAGGCGGATTTCATTATTGACGGCATTGTTTATGTTGTTGTGGCAGCATCAAAGGCTAACATACTTAACCTTGCTGAAAAGCAGGAAGAAATAGAGGTTAAATTCCCAAAACATAAAATCATCGTGACACAGCGACCATTGTTCAACTTAATTGAAACACTGGATCAGCTTGAGCAATTGGAAGCTGCAATGATTGCAGATGGCGATCTGATTGATAACAAGCCTACTGGTCGAATCGTTGATGCATTTGATTGGAATAAAAAGCATGACGGAGCAAGACAGCACGGTCACTGCTAAAGAGAAATTTAAATATCCAACGCCCTCAATTCGAGGGCTTTTTAATGCCCGAAAATTAAGGAGAAAACCATGTCGAGTGGTGCAAAGATTCGCCTCTATTATGCAGAGGAGCAAACCCCCGAAGTATTACCAACTACTCCAGTTTGGAAAACCGTTCGTCGTGTGACTGATGGTTTAACTGAAAACGTCACCACTGAATCATCAAACAGTGTGGTCGATTCGCGATTCCGTCAAGGTGGTTTTGCAACTGAAGCAGAAGTTGTGGGGAGCCTCGAGACTGAATTGTCCGTTAGTCTCTTCGATGACTTCTGGTCAGCAGTTGCAATGAATAACTGGGCCAGTGATGTTCTTAACTTTGGCGGTAATGTGCGAAAGACATTTACCTTCGTCAAAGTATTTGAAGATATTAACCAGGTATTTATTTACCGCGGTGTACGTATAAATGAAGCTACGATGTCGATTGCCACTACTGGCAAAATCACAGCTACATTTGGCTTGATGGGCACTCTGTTTGAGCGTACAACTACAAACCCTGTGACTTCGCCTTTACCGGTTCCTGAATTAGTCCTTGTTTCAGCGCTTAACGTCGGTGATCTTAAAGTTAATGGTGAAACAGTTGTCGGAACTGCTTGTATGCAGTCTCTTGAATTGACCATTAACAACAATATGGAAGCAATCCGTTGTATTGGCTCTAAAAAGCTCACTGCAACGACTTATCTCGAGAAGATTGTTGATATCACCGTCAACACTCAATACATGTTCTCGGCTCAATCGGCAGCATATATCGACTTCATTAAAACCCGTGACACCATGCCGCTAGAATTCTCTATTGAAGATGATGCAGGTAATGGATATGCCTTCCAGTTCCCGCAATTAGAAGTGGCTGAAGCTAATCACCCTGATGGCGGTGGTGAAGACACCATCACAATCGACATCAACTACAACCATATTCGCGTATCACCGGTTATTACTCGTGTGATTGCACCAGTTACACCTTGATAAGGGGAATTAAAGTGGCTTTTGATATTATTGAAAAGAACAAAGAAATTACTTATCCATTTGAATGGGTAGACTTCCCAACTGGTGGAAAATTTAAGATTAATGGAATCATGCAGCCAGAGTTTCAGCGAGCACTTGAGATTTTTAATCTAGAAACCGCAGAAGAAAAGGCTGACATTAACCTTATTACAAATGAACGCATTGAAAAGCGTAATGATAAGTTTGCTTATGCTGTTGGTGTGTTCCTTGTGAATGATTGGAAGGGCATTGAATTAACAGATGGGTCGGCACTTGAATACAACCGTACCAATGTTGAAACTATCTTCTGTAAATCTGCACAAAAGAATCAGTTAATTGATTTTGTGATTAAAGAAGCTACCCGCATTCAAACAGAATCCCTTAAGAAGCTTCAGGACATCGTGGGAAAGTCACAACCCTCTACACCTACGCGAACAAATACGCGGGTCTCACGGACCACGAAAAAAAGCAAAGAGAAGCCCTCGGTGTAAAGCTTCCTGATGCTCCTGACTATTCTTATGTAGCTAATTCCATTCTGTCTGCATATAACACGATTGCACGATCTAGACGCTATGAACAAGGTGTTCCTCTGGCGTTAGATATCTCAGCAATTAATGCTTATGTTGAGCAATATGATTTACCAGTTGAGCGGTACATATTTAATGACTGTATCTTTACGCTTGACGATATGTTCTTGGATGAGGCGCATAAGAAGGCGAGTAAGAAGTAAAAACTAAACCAGTGGAAATTTAAGCTAAGCAAAACTGTTATTTTTTATTTTGCCCCAAGGTGAGTTATATTATTAAGTTATCAGTAGAGCTAAGTATATAATTTATCTGGGGTGACATGGAAAAATATACAATTGAGGAATATACCTATAAAGCCTTAGAAGATAACTCAAACAGACTCCAAAAGGTTCTTAGTGGATTGAAATTTAGAGTTGATGTTAGTCAGCAATTCAGAACTTTATTAAAACAACTTGAAGTAGTTAAATTCCGAGCCTTGGTTAACGAAGTTACCGAGAAGTTTGGCGATATTACTTTATTCGAAAGGATATTAGATAATGAATTAAATTCTAAAATGAAAAAGTATGGCCGTGTAGACTATGAAAAAGCTTTTATAGTTAGTCTATATCTGTATGCAATAAATCTAAGATTTAAATTAAAAGGTAATTTTAAGATTGTTGAGCCAATTTATTTAAATAATCTAGTATTCAATGAAGTGCCTGGTTATAAACTATCAAAACGAAAAAAATTAAGTTTGAAGGATATAAATGTAAAGTTAAAAGAAATTGAAGAAGTTTTTAATAATCCTGATGGGCATGGGTTATTTGCATTGTCACATTTAAGGCTGTCCACATATTTTTGGCACCTATGTGCCGCAAAAAGTATTATTAATAAATATAGTGATAATCTTTTTTTCTTAAAGTTTTTAATATCAAGTGAAGCCAGACTCGAATTGTACATTCAAAGCCACTTTGATGAAGATGAGCAGATTGAGTTTTTAGCCCAATCAAAGGGCGGGAAAGCAAAGGCAAAAAAATTAAAAGAAAGCAGAGATCAAATTTTTCAGAAGATAAAAGGTCTCTGGGATACAGGGAAGTGGGACAAAGTAACAACCTTTGCATCAGATATCCACGATCTTGAAGAAATCAGTTTGCCCTATAGCACTGTATATAACTTTACTCGTAAATATAAAAAAATGAAGTCTGCTAGCACAATTTAAAATCTACTAGTGCAGTTCTTTGAATAATTAAATAAAGCATTCAAACTAGCCTCATGCACACACATTGAGGCTTTTTTATGCATTCGAGACTTTCAAATAACTTATTAAAGAATTATTTCTCAGATGAGTTTTTACTTAATAATTGGTCACGAAGTTCATCAGGCAAATTAATTGAGAATGTTTCTTTAGGAAAGCGAGTAATAAGCTCTCCAATTAAAGCAATTGTTTCAACATTTTCTAGGCTTTGATGTTCAAAGCTTTTTTCGAGTCTATGGACAATTTCTGCATTCATAGAACGACTGTTTTCTTTGGCTGTTGTAACTAGTTGCTCGCGAAATTCAGGCGAAACACGAACTTTAAGGGTTACAACTTTATTGTCATCTTCACTCATAGCAAATAGGAGAAAAATAAAATTAATAATACCCCCATTGTGGGGATTGACCAATAACCCCAAAACGGGTACATTGTTATCTGGCCCCATTGTGGGGATATAAGGAGAGGTAATGAATTCTAAAGAAATTGTTTATGTAAAAGTTCGGATCGAATCGAACTTGCACAAGGAACTGAAAACTACTGCTAGAAAAGAGGAGCGTTCAATGAATTATTTAATTAATAAAGCAGTTGAATTTTATTTAAATAGAAACGGTGCGAAAGCATGAATCTAATAGACAACAAAAAAGCCCATGATCTTGGCGGACAGGGCTTAATTGATGTCAATACAGGAATATTAACTATGAATATAGTAGCAGAAAAAATTGATTTACAACATACCTTAACTGGCAATCAGGTACTTGATCTAGTTGAGGTAGATATTGGTGGTGACAAGCAGTTTGCTGTAGATGCTAGATCTTTGCACTCATTTTTAGAAGTTGGGCGTGATTTTACAACTTGGATTAAAGCAAGAATTGCAAAGTACAGCTTTATAAAAGAAGTAGACTACACAATTGTTGAAAGTTTGAGCTCACCAAAACAGGGGAGCTCAAAATCTAGACAGCAAAAGCAGACTGATTATTTCCTGACTTTGGACATGGGTAAGCAATTATCCATGGTAGAGAACAATGAAAAAGGGCATGAAGCTAGACGTTACTTTCTTCGATGTGAAAAATTAGCTTTTGAAGCCATGAAAGAAAAGTTCATGGGCGGTGCAATTGGAACACGAAAAGTAATTTCACCTGAACAAAAGGATTCATTGCAGAAAATTGTTGATGCTAAGGTGAACGGCAACAATGGATTAAGAGCACAAGTTTGGACTCGACATAATCGGCATTTCAAAATTAACTCTTATCATGAACTTCTAGCCATACACTTTGAGGACTCTGTGCAGTATTTGTTAAGCATGGAAGTAAAAGGAAAGGTAGAGAATCCATTAGTACCAATGCAAGTAAATAATGAACCTTGGAACGACACCGATGTTCAGTTCTTAATGTGGTTTGTGCCTAAGATTTCAAAAATTATTAAGAACGATATTTATCCGGCACTGAGTATCTTGCGCAGTGAATGTGCTGCACAGGTAATAGGGATAACTCAAGAGATGGCGGTACATGCCAATGCATTAAATCGAAGAGCATTGAAGCATGGTATGACGCACTATTCACAACTAGGTGGACAACCCATCCATACAATTGAATGGTATTTATCTTAATTAAATAAGACCCGCCTAGTGCGGGTTTTCTTTATGTGACATTTAATGATCAGTTTGTTAAATTACCCTCAAATATGAGGGTGTTTTTATGCTTAAGGACTATCTTGGGCCTGCCGCTGAACATAAGCACAAAGCAGAACAAGCCATTAAAGAAAAGAGATTTGATGATGCTTGGCGTCATCTTAATGAGCAAAAAATAAATTATTTTCAGCACGCAAAACAATGTAATTTTACTGAAAAGCAAACTTTGGGGCTTGATGCGGTTGTGCACATCACAATGGGCAATTTACTGAGAAGAGAAGGTAAGCATTTACAAGCTTTGTATCACATTGCTTATGTTTATAAGGTAGGTAAGCTAGAGAACCCCCAAAATGACAGTAACGATGATAGGCTAAGAATCTACTATAAAAGAGCAAAGAAAGATGGTGGATTCGAGAACTTTAAACAAGGGCTTGACCTTTTTCCCAGTTATGATTATCAGTCAGTGCAACATTTCACAAGCAGCCTTTTAAATTCTGGAGACGTAAAACAAGGAGCTATTACTTCTCCTCAAATTGAGGAAAAGCCTATTACAAAAATCCCAGAAATTAATAAGAACGCTATAAATAATAAGTTTTTGGCTGAACGCAAGAAAAAAAAGGAAGAACATATTGGGATTCCTCCTCCATTAAAAAAGCCCGAGAAGAAGCAAGTTATTCAATATGAAAAGACGAATAGCCAAATAAGTGCAACACCTGTTAGCAGTAGTTCAAAAACTGAAGGATGTAGGAGTTCGGTTTCAGGGTTCTTTATTGCAGCGACTTGCGTGGTGATAGGTTTAATTCTGCTTGTTTGGTTGCTTTCATACTAAAATAGTAAACTAGAGAATAAACACGCTACATGTTAAATTTTACTCAAAGATAATGGTTTGGGAATATGAAAAAGATAATTGTATTAGGTTCAGTAGTTTTCTTTAGTGGCTGTGCTACGACTGCAAACTTTTTTGAGTTAACACCTACAGTAACAACCAATCACGGCTATTGGACAGGTGCACATTCGAATGTTTCTGTTGCAACTTTAAAGTTAAATCAAGATGGTTCAGGTGTTATTTGCCAAGATTATCAAGGCGAAGCAAGAGTACAATCAATCAAGAAAGTAGGCAATAAAGTTTATACGCAGGACGGATCTTTCTGGGCCATTAAAAGTGAAACTAATACAAATCTTGAACTAGCATATGGAGTTGGTGGCAGCTACAAACTAATTAAAGATGATCAGAAAACCAATATGTCACCTGCCTGCAAGGCTAAATTAGATTAAAAAGCAGTATTCAATAACCCGACCAAGTGTCGGGTTTTTTATTGCCTAGAATTTGGAGAGTGAAATGCCTGAATCTGTAAGCCGCTTGGTTATTGTGGTAGATGCCAAAGATGGCAAAAAAGAAGTCGATGCTTTAGATAAATCTCTAGGTAATGCTGAGAAACAAGGCGATAAGACTGCAAAATCAATTAAAAATGTAGGTCAAGAGACAGGTAAAACTACTGATTTATTCTCCAAATTTAAGGAACAAATTAATTCATCTCTTGGCAATACACGCATTGGGTCTGTTATTGGTGATGTTACTGAAAAAGTTGCAGCTTTGCGTGGTGGCGCTTTGATGGCAGGTGCAGCACTTACAGGAATGGCGGTGGGTGGTGCAGCAGTAGCACTTGCTGGACTTTCTGCAATGGCAATTCAAGCCGCTAAAGCGGATGCTGAGATGATTGTTTTAGCAAATAGAGCAAACACTAGCACACAGAACTTTCAAATTCTTTCACATGCTGCTGAACAGCTTGGTATGTCACAAGATGGTTTGGCACAGTCATTAGCTGATGCACAAGAGAAGCTCGGTGAATTCACTGCTAGTGGTGGCGGAGGTGAGGCGGCAGACTTCTTTGACGCATTAAAAAATAACACCAAAATGACTGATGCAGAGATTCAAAAATTTGCGAAGACATTGCAAGGTAAAGATGGTGTTGAAGCGCTTCAGCTAATGAAAGATAAGCTTGATAGTGTTGGAGCATCTGCACAAGAACAGAGATTTGTCTTTGAAAGTCTAGGTAATGATTTAGGTAATTTACTGCCATTGTTCGAAAATGGAGGGGCTTTATTAGATCGTTATGGAGAGGCATTAACAGAAGCGGGGATTATCAAAAGCAAAGAAGCTATTGAACAGTCTAGACTGCTTGCTGCTCAAACTAAGTCAGTTCAAACTCGTTTTGAGGGATTTAAAACCCAATTAGCATCTCAGATGATGCCTGTCTTGAATTCGCTTTTAAGTAGTTTCTTACAAGGGGCTGAAGATGGTGGCCAATTTGGTTCCGTAATTCAATCTGTAGGTGTAATTGCCAAGGGTGTGGCAGTAGGTATTATTGGGCTAGCAAGTGCAATTCAGGTCGTTATACGACTCATTCAAGGCTTTGTAGAGCAAGCAGCAAACGTTGGCGCTACATATGCAAATGTTATGACAGCTGATGGAGTTGTTGCTAAAGGACAGGCTCTAGTTAATGGTTTTAAAAATGGTTGGTCCATTGCCAGTGATACTGTAAACGATTCAGTAGAGACCATTAAAGGCTCAATGAAGTCCATGAATGATGTGCTGGATGCATCAGTTCCTAAACTTGATAAGCTTGGTCAGTTGTATTACGACACCAGTGGTGCAATAGACAAAACCAACAAGGGCCTTAAAACAAACGCAAAAGAAGCTAAAGACGCAGAGAATGCTGCAAAAAAAGCTGCTCAAGAATCGAAAAAGCATGCTCAAGAATTAGAGAAGATCAATGAAGAACGTCTCAAAATTCAGTATGAATACTCTGATAAATCCAAACAAATTGAAATGGATTTGCAGAAGGAAATTGAGCGCTTACAGAAATACGGCATGACTCAATATGTCTCTGTAGCGATACAGAAAGCGAATGATGCAAAACTCATTAGTGATGCTCAACTTGCTTATGATCTTTATTCCTTCAAGATGAATGAGCAAGAGAAACTTAACGCAAAAACTAAGATTGAAGGGCTCAGAATTCAGAAGAGTCTTGAATATAACGCTGAGGAAAAGAAGTCTCGTTTAAAAGCCTTAAAGGAACAATACGATTATGAAACTAACCTAATCAATCTTGCTGCTGAACAAAGAAAACGTGCTTACGAGCAGACTTATAGTAATTCACTAAGAGATATTCAACAGGCTAGAGCGCTCTTAGCAGCACCCAAAGGTGAACGTGAAGGTTTATCAACGCAGTTCGGGGAAAGTAATGCAATGTCTGATAATGACAATGCATTATTGAATGAACAAGATAACTTAAAAGCAAAACTAGCCAAAGGTGAAATTCTAACTCTTGAATACAACAAGCGTATTGAGGATGCTGTTAGGCTCCATGAGGAGACCAAGCATAAGATACAAGAGGAATATGCACAGAAATATCAAGATTTGCAGAAGGGTCAATATGAATCTCAGTTGCAAATCTGGTCCAGTCTTTTAAATCAAGGACAATCTGTGTGGTCTAATTTAACTCAATCAGTAAAGGATGCAAGTGGAGAACAGTCTAAGAGATACAAAGCTATGTTTGCTATGCAGCAAGCATTTGCCATTGCCTCAACAATTGTTTCTGCTCATTTAGCAGCAGCAGAAACTACAGCAGATATTACACTTCCATTCGTTGGAAAAATACCAGCAGCGTCTGCAATCTTGGGCTTTGGATATGCTCAAGCAGCAATGATCGCAGCACAAACAATCGCTGGCTTCTCTTCAGGCGGCTACACAGGCAACATGGGCCGAGGTGATGTAGCTGGTGTAGTTCATGGTCAGGAATATGTATTGAATGCCGCAGCTACAAAACGCGTTGGTGTTGATACATTGAACGCCATTAACTCAGGTGGGAGTTTGGAGAGAAAGGAGCCAAAAGTAATCATCAATAATTACAGTTCAGAAAAGGTTGAAACTTCGACAAATTCGGATGGTGATTTGATGGTGACTATCGGTAAGATGTTGGATCAAAAAATTGACGCAGGTGTAGATCGTGGCATTCAGCGAAACCTACGCCAAGGCTATCCGTTAAGTAACGCAATTAAAGGAAGGTAATAATGTCTGAAGATTCAAATCAACATGCTCTAGATTTAGAGGATGCTTTAATAGGTAATATAAACATTCAAAATGCAGTTAATTTGAGTTTGGTCAAGTTTCTTGTTCAAAAGGGAATTATTGATTTGAGTGAATTTCAGGAATTCATGAAAGATCAAGAGTTTTTAATTAGGAAACAATTAAATCCAGAAGTTACAGAGGTATTTTCTAAGCAAATATCAGAAGCTTTTCAATACGCGGCCCTGAATCTGGCTGATGAGGATTAATCCGGCAAGAGCAACGACAAGGCGGTTTATTATCAAAGTAACCCACTTAATGAGTGGGTTTTTTAATTCCAAAACAAAACCCCGATGTTGACGCATCGGGGTTTTTGCATTTCCACCAACCGACGAAAGTAAGAGGAAAATAAATCTATATGGAAGATTTTATCAAATTAATTAACTGGTGTCTAAAGGAAATGAATGAAATGAAAGCATGGCGCTTTGTTGCGATCCTTATCACTTTGATTATCTGTACATATCTTTGGAAAATGTAATGAAACTAAATATTTAAACCGACCCATTTAGAGGTCGGTTTTTTTATGGATTCAATTTATGAGCAACCTTAAATTCACTTTCGAATGCGACTTAGACGGAAATAGTAATACTCAGCGCTTTAATACGTTATCAAGCAAATTTGGCGATGGTTATGAACAGAATACTTCAATTGGTATTAATAACCGATCTGGTGAATGGACTTATCAAAGAACCGCTTATAAAGCTGAAATTATGCAGATTAAAGCTTTCTTTGATCAACACAAAGGCGCAGATTCATTTTTATGGGATTCGCCTTTAGATGGTGAGGTTCGAGTTAAAACAGGTGAATATCAACCACGCTGTTTGGGCGGTGATGTTTGGCAAATCTCAACGACATTTACCCAAGTTTTTTACCCTTAATTTAAACCCCTTTGATGCCCCTTTTTAGGGGCCTTTTTATGCGAGTAAGAAAATGACAATTCAAACAGTAAATCTTGGTTCAGCTCCGACTGGCGCAGGTGGTGATACATTTCGTTCAACTGGCGCAAAAATGAATGAAAACTTTACTAACCCGAGCCATGCTGCAAGTCGTTATGTTGGTTCTGCTGCTGGTAACTTAATGGAAGTTGGTTTTTGTGGATTAGGTACTACAGTTGCAACTAATTTTGGCCCAGTCGATTTAAATACAGCTAAATTACAAACAGGTTTTTATTCAGGCAATAACATTAATAACGCTCCATTTGCAAATAATAATGATACTTGGGGATATCTTATTCATCAAAATTTAGCAAGTGCAGGTGCTGGATCATATGAATTTCAGATGATGGGTACAATTGATGGTAGTTTTTGGACAAGAACTAAAATAGGAGGGCAAGCCCATGCTTGGTTAAAAGTTCTTAATAGTGGCAATACCACTACAGATGCTAATGGTTTTATTAAAGCAGCATCCCCAGTCGTTAGATTGTTTTCCAATAAAATTGAACCAAATCAAGAAGCTGCTGAACAATCTCTCTCATTTGAAAAATTAGGTGTTGGTCATTATCTTATAAAAGGATCATCCGGTTTTGCAAAAGAAGGTTGGTGGATTGAAATTCCGACCGACACTCATGGCAATAAAATTTGTGCAGTTGAATATCAAACTTTAGAAAACGGTGATCTTGAAATTAAGACATTCAAGAAAAAGCTAAATGATGAGGGCGATATTGTTGCGAATCTTGATGCACCAATCGATATTCCGAACAATGCAAATGGTGAGCCGCGCTGGATTGATATCCGTTTAAATGAGATTAAGAAACCAGTTGTAATTAAAACAGCGCGTACTGAAAAGCAACCAAGGATGGTCCAGCAAATTAAATATGCTCCACAGCTGACTTATATCACTAAATACGAAGATTTATTTGATGATGAAGGAAAAGCTGTAATTGTGGATGGCAAGAATTATAAAAAGCCAGTAACTCACATTCAAACTGATCAAAACGGTACGCCTATTTTGTCGAATCAACCAGTCATTAATGAAAATGGTGAGCCAGTTTTTGAATGGGTACAAGCAGTTGATGGTGAAGGTAAACCTATTTTTGATGATGTGCCAGTCTTAGACAAAGACGGAAATCCAATCTATGACGAGGTAACACATGAGTCTGAATAGTGATTTCCAGAAGCTATATGTAGATGGATTAATCCATTTGTATGAACTAGATGCCAGCTCACTTGGGGCTGGCATTTTGCGTTTCCATGGACATATAGCTTTTCAAGACTGGCAAAAAATTTATACGTCAATTGGTTCCGAAGGTTTAATTGGTGCCGACTCTGGCAGCATTGGAAAGATTTTTGATACCGGTGACCAGAAGGTATGGAACCGAAATATTATCTGGCAAGGTCAAGTTTTTGAGCCAATGGCACTTGAAGTAAGTGGCCTTGAAATGAGTTCAACAGGTAAAGCTTCAGCGCCGACATTGACAATGGCAAACAATATTAACGGTATTCAACATGCTGTTTCTGCTTATTGCCTGCAATTTAAAGACTTTGCTGGGGCGAAGCTGAAAGTTATTACTACTTTGGCTAAATATCTAGATGCTGAAAATTTCACTTCTGGCAATCCTTTAGCATCGAACGAGTCTAAAGAACAAACTTGGTTTATAGAGCAGAAAACATCTGAAAACGCCCAACAGGTAACTTTTGAGCTTTCTAACCCGATTGATTTTGAAGGTTTGAAAATTCCTGTACGTCAAATTACTTCTTATTGTAGTTGGGAATATCGCGGGGAAGAGTGTGGTTACACCGGGGCAGCTATGTTTACCGAGAAAGATGAGCCAACAGACAACCCTGCTTTAGATCGTTGCTCATACAGATTGTCTGGTTGTGAATGTCGATTTAGTAAAAACAAGCCTTTACCCTTTGGCGGATTCCCAGCTTCAAGCATGTTGTGAGGTCTTATGAAACTGACAGCAAAAATTAAAAAAGCAATCATGGCCCATGCTGATGCATGTTACCCGCATGAAAGCTGTGGGGTGATTGTCGAAAAGCAATATATTCCTTGTCGCAATATCGCTGAACAATCTGATCAGTTTGAAATACATCCCGAAGACTTGGCAAGTGCTGAAGATCAAGGCGAAATCTTAGCTTATGTGCACTCTCATCCAGATGGAACAACAAAAGCTTCGGAACTTGATCTGATTCAAATTGAATTACATCAAAAGCCGTGGGTAATTTGTTCATATCCGGATCTTGATTTTCAAGTCTACGAGCCTTGCGGTTATCGCGCCCCTTTAGTGGGGCGTAATTATTTTCATGGCTGGCAAGATTGCTATGCGCTTGTACGTGATTTTTATAGTCGTGAATTGGGCGTAGAACTGATGGATTTCGAGCGTAAAGATGCATGGTGGGAAGATAAAGATCATCCTTCTCTTTACCTTGAAAATTACGAAAAAGCAGGTTTCTTTGAAGTTGATAAACCAGAATATGGCGATATGTTGGTTTGTCGGGTTGGACGTACAGAACATCCAAATCATGCAGTTATATGGTTGGGTAATAATGGGCAGCTTAAATCGGAGCAAACTGAGCAATGCATAGGTTCAAGCTTAATTCTGCATCATCCGTATAACAGAAAGTCAGTACGCGAAATTTATGGCCAACAGTGGAAAGATCGCACGGTAAAAATCTTGAGGCATAGAGATGTTAAAAACAATTAAGTTGTACGGCATCTTGGGCCAAAAGTTTGGTCGTGAATTTAAGCTCGATGTCGCAAATACGCGTGAAGCCATGCGTGCTTTATCAGTTCAGATCGCTGGCTTTGAACACTTCATGACACATGCCCATGAACAAGGGTTGGCTTTTGCAATTTTTCTTAAAGGCAAAGGTTCAGGCAATAAGCGTGGCAAGAAGCGCCCAGCAATTTACGATCATGAAACAAAGCGCTTAATCACTGGTGACAATATCGGTGAAGAGCAGCTTGATATGTCTACTGAAGCCGACATTATTCACATCGTCCCGCGTGTAATGGGAGCTGGTGGTAATAGTGGAGTCTTACAATTAGTTCTTGGAGTAGTTCTGATTGTTGCAGGTGTGATGACTGGCGGTACGTCTTCAGCTTACGGTGTTGCATTAATTGGCGCTGGTGCAGGCATGGCTATGGGAGGTATTGCATCAATGCTCATGCCGAAAGCCCAAACTAATCAAAATCAAAACCAAGACGGTAACCGGGCAAACTTTGGTTTTGGGAGTGCAGTAACCACAGCAGCGCAAGGTTACCCAGTACCGATTCTCTATGGTAGACGTGAAGTCGGCGGCTTCGTATTAAGTGCTGGTCAATATCCAGAAGATCAGATGTAATTTTTAAGTTAGTTATAGGCGCTTTTTGGCGCCTTTTTTATTGCGTGGGATTTGATATGACAGCGATGGTAAAAGGCGCTAAAAAGGGAAATCAGCAACCAAGACAACCAGTAGTTGCGCCGGACTCCGCACAATCTAAAACTTATATTAAAGAGTTGATTGGTTTAGCGGAGGGTGAAGTCGAGGGATTAGCAAACGGCTACCAATCAATTTTGCTTGAAGATACACCTTTACAAGATGAAAACGGCAACAAGAACTTTGATAACGTCACTGTTAATTTTAGATCAGGAACAAACGATCAAGAATATATTGAAGGCTTCCCGGCAGTTGAAAATGAAATCCCGATTGATGTAGAGCTTAAATCATCTACACCATGGGTGCGCTCTTTTAACAACCTAGATCTTGATGCAGTACGTTTACGTTTACGTTGGGGTCCACTACGCAACCAAGACCCAACAACGGGTGATGTTACTGGCTATACCATTGAATACGCGGTGGACTTGCAAACTGATGGCGGAGCATGGTCAGAAGTATTAAGAGCAAAAATTTCAGATAAAACATCTGATAATTATGAGCGTCCACATCGTATTGACTTACCCAAAGCCGATTCAGGCTGGCTCGTTCGTGTTCGCCGAATTACTCCCAACTCAACATCCGAATATATCAGCGACAAAATGTATGTTAAGGCTGTCACTGAAGTTATAGACGCTAAATTACGCTATCCAAATACAGCATTAGTTTCACTGCAATACGATGCTGAAACATTCGGTGGATCAGTCGCAAAACTTGCGGTTGATTTGAAAGGCGTAAAAATTAAGGTACCGACAAATTACAACCCTGAAACCCGCGAATACATTGGGTTTTGGGATGGCACTTTTAAACGCGCATATTCAAACAACCCTGCATGGATTTACTATGATCTTTGCACATCTAAGCGCTACGGAATTGGTGAGCGAATTACAGATGGAATGCTTGATAAATGGTCTTTATACCGTTTAGCCCAATACTGTGATGAGTTGGTACCAGACGGGTTGGGCGGTCAAGAACCACGTTTCACATGTAACATTTATCTTCAGAGCGCTGAAGATGCTTATAGCATTCTTACAAAATTAGCTGGTGTTTTTCGAGCTATTACTTATTGGGATGGGGATAGCATTGTTTGTGATGCTGATATTCCACAAGATACCTATTTCACATATACCCGTGCAAATATTATCGGGGAGCCGGATCATAATGGTACACGTGCCCGTGATAGACATAATGCAGTAAAAGTAGCTTGGGATAACCCAGCCAATCACTATAAGACTGAATATGAATTTGTGCGTGATGAGAAAGCCATTTCTGAAATGAAACAGGTGCGCTTACTTGAACTTGATGCGTGGGGGTGCACATCGCGTGGGCAAGCACAACGAGCAGGCTTGTGGGCTTTAAAGTCTGAACAACTTGAAACACGTACTGTGACTTTTAAAGTTGGATTAGACGGCCATATTCCTTTGCCGGGTAAAGTGATTGAATTTGCAGATCCTATTTTTGCTGGAAGAGCAAACGGTGGTCGCATTTCTGCAATTTCAGCAGATCGAAAAAGCATTACTCTTGACCGTGATGATGTGGTCGCAGTAGCGGGTGATAGACTCATCATTAATGGTGAAAACGGGAAAGCTCAAACACGTATTGTTCAATCAATTGTAGGTAGAGTCATAACTGTTACTGTAGCTTTTGATGAAATTGCACCTCAAAACGTATGGGTTATTGATGCTCAAGATTTGGCAACGCTTAAATTTAGGGTTTTGTCAGTAGTTCAAAGTGATTCACATCAATTTACTATTACAGCGCTTGAGTACAATCCGAAAAAGTTTGATGCAATTGATCATGGCGCTCATTATATCGATGTGCCAATTTCAATTGTTAATCCCAATATTCAAGAACCAGTTTCAAATATTGTTATTACAAGCGAAGATCGGGTGGATCAAGGTATTAATGTTGCCACCATGGTTGTGTCTTGGACGCAAGCAAAAGGTGCGGTTAAATATCAAGTTGAGTGGCGTAAAGATGACGGGAGTTGGATTAAGCTTCCAATAACCGGCAACAACTCAGTCGAAGTACCAGGTATTTATGCGGGTCAATATCAAGCACGAGTAACAGCGATTTCAGCTTTTGAGATAGCTTCTTTACCAGTTTATTCAACTTTGACTGAACTCTCTGGAAAGCAAGGTTTACCTCCAAAATTGGCATTTATCCAAGCGACAGGAATCTTATTCGGTATCAAACTTGATTGGGGCTTCCCTGCAACTGGCGCACTTGATACGGCTTATACCGAGATTCAAGTTTCACCAGATGGCACAAGTAACATTGCTCAATTAGGCTTATTCGCTTATCCAACAACGACTCATACGATTCAAGGCTTGCAGCCAAATCTGACGCAATTTTATCGGGGGCGTTTGATTGATAGGATTGGAAATATTGGGCCATGGTCGGATTGGACTCATGCGACAACTTCTGCCGATGCAACAGATGTTCTTGAGCTTTTAAATGATCAAATCAGTGAGTCTCAGCTCAACCAGGATCTTAAAACCAAGATTGATCATATTGAGACTATTGATGCTGAAATAGGTCCACTTAAGCAAGATATTCAGAATACGAAAGATCGGATTGCACAAGAAGTCATTGATCGTCAAAACGCTATTCAGCAAGCTTCAGATGGCCTTTCACAGCAAATTATTGATGGTGATGAAGGTGTTCTTGAAGTTGTAAATACTGTTAAACAGTCAAGTGATGATGGTCTTGCGGCGGTTCAGGAAGATATTCGTGTTGTTGCAAATGATCTTTCATTAGTTGCTGAAAAAACCGATGGTGTATATGCACAGTTAAATCCACCTTTGATTGGATCTGAGTCTGATTTGATCGGTAATGATCAAGGTTTTGCTGGCACATGGTCTGTTCAATCGGCAATGATCGAAGGAGACTTGGCACTTAGTAAGCGCATTGATACAACCGTTGTTGAAGTAAATGATTTACGTGCGTACGCTCAGCAAGAGGTTCAAGCTCGAATTGAGGGCGATAAAGTAACAGTTCAAAAGATTGATACTTATATTGCTAGCAATGACAGTGCCTTAGCGACGGTACGCCAATCTGCACAAGTTGCAGTTGATAAGTCAGCTGCAAATGCTGAAGCAATTGATTCAATTAATCTTGAGCTTGATGATAAAGCTTCAACGGGACAATTGACGCAAGTTAAGTCTGATATTAAGAATGTAGATGACAAAGTTATTGCCCAAACTACAAGGATTGATGGAGTTTACGCGCAAATCAATCCTCCGTTGATCGGGTCAGAATCTGACTTAATCGGAAATGAAGGAGGTTATGCAGGCGTATGGTCAGAGCAATCTGCACGTATTGAAGGCGATTTGGCTCAATCTAAACGTACAGATCAAGTGTCTGCACAATTGAATGACAGCAATGCTTTGTTTCAGCAACAAATCAATGCAAATGCTAGTGCTATTTCTTCAACGATAAAAGTAACGGAAACGTTGCAAACAAAAGTCGGTGAGAATAGTGCGTCTATTCAAAATGTCAGTGAAAGTGTTGATGGCATCTATGCTCAGCAGTTTATCAAGTTCGATGTAAATGGTCATGTTTCTGGTCATGGATCAATGAATGATGGTACGACTTCAACTTTCATATTCAATTATGATGCAATTCAGTTTGGTACGCCTGTCGGTGTTGATGATGTAGAACCTAAACCATTAATGACACTGCAAAATACTCCAGTTACTTTGCCAAACGGTACTGTTATTCCGCGTGGATTGTATGTCGACAATGGTAGTTTTGGATATATCAATGCGAATAGGATCTGGGCAGAAAACTTAAGTGTTATTAGCGCTGATCTAGGTTCAATTAAAGTTAAAAATGCAAATATTGATGATGGTGCAATTAGCACCCTTAAAATCCAGGATGAAGCAGTAACTGTTCCAATAGGCGTAACCTTCCCATCAAACTCAAATATTCCTGATTTTGATAATCAGCTTGTAGATGAATCTTCTATCAATGCTTGGTTTACATGGTCAAATGGAAAGGTTGCATCAGTTACTATGGCAAGATCTGGAGGAAAGGCCCTCATCAGCGGGGGTATAATGTTAAAACAATTTATGGTTCTAACTTCTATTAATGGAAATACAACCAGAGCTGATTTGGCTTCTTTAATTAGCCTAATTGTTGGTGTTTATAGAAACGGAACCGAGATTGCCCGGCATTACTTTGCCCCATCCAATACACAAAATAATATTTTGTACTTCAGTGGCTCTTATACGTTACCCCCAACTATTGATAATGCATTTTCAGGCAGTGCTGAATATAGCCTTAGAGTTGCGATCGGCAGAAATACCACTTCAGTAAACAACGTTAAAGCCTCCTACTTTAAAGATGCATCAAATCAAGCTGCATTGCCTTTTGAATTAACGAGTAGAACATTAACGGTAATTGAGTTGAAAAAATGACAGCTATAGTTTCAAAACATGGTGAGTTGTTGTTTCAGATATCTGGCAACGACGAGACTATTCAATTAAATACCCCTGAAGATTGTTTTGCAGTTGAAGATCCACCCAAGGCGAATATGTACCATAGCAATGGAAAGTGGAAAGAGATTCCTCAACAACCTTCTGAACATCATATATTTGATTTCAAAGATAAAGAATGGGTAGATCCTCGAACTCTAGATCAGGTTAAGGAGCATAAATGGCTTGAGATAAAACAAATTAGAGAAACCACCGAATTCGGTGGTTTTTCATTTAATGGATATAAATTTGATTCAGATGAAAAGTCTCAGAGCCGCATTATTGCAGCAAGTGCATTAGGCGTAGAGGTTGAATGGACATTATTCAACAATACCGTTATCACATTATCAGGGGAGGAATTAAAAAAGTTAAGACAAGCATTGGCAGAGCATGTATCTATGTGTCATGCAAGAAGCAGAAAAGCTAGAGAGAGTATTGCGCTGGCTAAAACGAAAGCTGAAGTAGATAAGATCAGTTTTTAATATTAACGAGACATTTTATAGCACCTAATTCGGGTGCTTTTTTATTGCCTAAACGAAAGGGGGAAGGCATGACTGAAAATGAATCATACGGGTTGAGATTTGAAAAGAAAATCGACTCCATTCAAAGTGATATTCGCATGTTGTCAGATCATGTTACTCGACTGACTTTCATTAATGAAGCACATAAGGAAACTAGCGAACAGAACAAAAAAGATATCGATACTCTTGATATAAAAGTTGCCAATTTAGAAAACCGTACAGCTTCGCAAGATGGTGGAATTTCTGTGCTGCGTGTATTGCTGGGAATATTTGCAGGCATCGTATTTTCATTGTGTGCGTGGGTTGGATCTTCAATTATTCAATTAAGCCAAGACCAGTCTTTAATTAAAGAGAAAGTATCACGGTTGGAGGAAGCAAAAAGATGAACAGTGAAAATACAAGAGCTTATCTAGCTTTCGCATTAGTGGGACTGATGTTTGTTTTAGTGATTGCTTTATTTTTTGTGGATATGCCGCGAGAAAACAGCAATCTGATTAATACAGCATTGGGCTTCATTGCTGGGGCTATGACAACTGCATGTGGCTTTTATTTTGGTAGCTCTGAATTAGAGAAAAAGAAAGGTGAATCCAATGACAACTAAACCATTCTTCGACGCTGCCCGTGTCATTGCAGGTGGTAAACTCACTCAAGCACAAGTAGACGATCTAAATAAAGTGGTCGAAAAACTTGCACCAGGTGGGAAAACTACAAGTGATGTTGGTGTAGATTTAATCTCAGGATTTGAAGGCACAAGATTCACAGCTTATGACGATGGTGTAGGGGTTTGGACTATTGGCACAGGAACTACAGTTTACCCAAATGGCGTGAAGGTTAAGAAGGGCGATGCTTGTACAGCAGAACAAGCTAAGACTTACTTTAAACACGACTTAGCTAAATTTGAAAAGACTGTAAATGAATCGGTCACTGTGCCTTTAACTCAAAATCAGTTTGATGCTTTGGTATCGCTGACTTATAACATCGGCTCAGGTGCTTTTAATAATTCAACCTTATTAAAAAAACTGAATAAAGGTGACTATCAAGGTGCTGCTGATCAGTTCCTTGCATGGAAAAAGGCAGGTGGTAAGGTTTTACCCGGTTTAGTTCGTCGTCGAGAAGCAGAGCGAGCACTCTTTTTAAAGAAGTAACTTATATGTGCAAACGTACCAAAGTTGCATCTATCATCACATTGCTGTGTTTAATCTTCTCAGGTTGCACAGCTCACACAATTAATAGTAATGTGAATATCTCGATTTGTGTAAAAGCTCTTTAATGTGAATAATTTTTCTCATAATTTTAATAAAATGGCTTTTTTGGCGCAAATATTTGCTCTGAGGTGTTCATATGCAAGTCATGATCATGGTTTCGGAAGCGGGCAGGATGGAGAATACTTGCAATCTACCCGCTGATTTAGATAAGAATGGGAATGTTGTTAAAATCTACGACTATTCATTAAAAGAGTTGCCGATTAATTTGGACGGCACCGTGACTTACAATGGCAAAAGATGGACCTTTGATAAGAAGCAAAATTACCTCTAAACCTGTGGATAAATAGCGCATTACGCCAAATATACGCCAAAATATATATAAGTTATTGATTTTATAAAATAGATTGGTGCGCTCGGCGGGGATCGAACCCACGACCCCAGGCTTCGGAAACCTGTACTCTATCCAACTGAGCTACGAGCGCACATGTGTGGGGCACATCATAGGAAAAAAACACCGGTAGGTAAAGCACGAAATACGTACCAAGTGAGTTTAATGCTTAATTAAACAGCAGCTTGTTCTATTTTAGATGCGTTGCTGAATAAGCTGAATTGAATAATTAATAGAATGGAGCGTATGTGCTAGCTCATGAGGAGGAATACGTGATTCCTGCAAACTGGTAATCCATTGCATTTGGCACATTTTAAGTTCTTGAAGTGTTTTTATTTGCTCTATTTTTTGAATAAGTGGCTTTGCCATAAGGCCACAGTATTGGCTTAAGCTTTGCTTCATCAACTGTTGTATTTCTTCAAAAGAGAGCTGTTGAACTGGAATGCTTGGTTGGTTATTTTCAATATTTGAAGAAGGCGCAGACGTTGAGTGAGGAACCTGAATTTCTCCAACTAAATCATTACTTTTATTCTCGTCAACATTTTTTTGATGTATTTCTTTAGTTGTTATAGATGACTCTTGGGGAGATATTTGTTCAGGTAACTCTGAATAATTTTCATTAGAAGGTGCAATTAGTTTTAAGTCAATGAGCTGTTGTATCAGTTCTGGTGGGGCGATCCGCTTTTTAAACTCAGTATCGAGACTTTGAAAATCTTCATGGTCTATTAATAGAAGTAAACGTCTTTGTTTTGCATTTAACGTAATATTACGTTGTTGAAGCGCAACTCTTCCCAAATTGGTTCGATAAAAACCAGACATTGTATTTCCCCAATATAAAAATGAAGCAGTCTGTTTGATTTTTCTCTATCAAACAGTACTGTTCTTAATAAAATATAAATGGGGTTAAAGATAAAACTCAAAAATGACAATTTGATGAAGGATTTATGAATATCATCTATTTAAGGAATTTAAAATGCGCTTTCTAATGCCTTGCGTAAATAGACATCGAGCTCGTCCTGACGTAGAAGCCATTGAATATAATCTTTAGGCAGTTCAGCAATTGCCGTACCTTTATGCTTACCAAAATTAATCGTATGCGGAATACGGGCTTCTTCAGAAACTTGGTAAAGCTCTTCAATATCTTGAATATTTAAATGATAGATAATATGCATCAAAATATTGGCAGTTAAAATAATGTCAGCGTCGGCACGGTGAGCACCTTTCAGCATTTCTCGAGCTTTACCGCTACCTTGGGAAATCATATAAATGAGTGCAGAAATATTATGAGCTTCGGCATCTGGCCAAGCTTTACGTGCTAAAGCTAAAGTACAAATCGGTTTAATATGAGAAACATCGACGCCACAGCGAGCAATTGCGGCAATATCATAATCAATATTATGGCCAATAATATAAGTTGTGCTATCAGGTAATTTAAAGGTTTTATAGTGAGGCTGATTTTCTAGGTCGGACTCTAAGATATGGTGAACAGCCATTGCAGCATAAGAGATCGGAGCTCCCACCTGATAAAGCTGATCAAACAATTTGCTTTTATCTAAAGTGAGTTTACCTGCATTAAGTTCAATAGGGGCGTATGCAATTTCAATAGGCAAACCATTTAGTGTATGAGTTTCTGTATCTAAAATAATGGCTTGCATCTTTTGAACCTTTAAACAATTACAAGTAATCATCAATCTTAACAGTTGGCTATCTACTTTAAAACATAGAGTAAGGCTAGATGAGCTATCAAATGCAATTTATGTTGAAAAGTAGAAAATCTCGCTGTTCATTTTGATTAAATATCACTTGCGAAAAATGAAGATTAGGCGTAATTGTTTGTAAGACATTTAAAATGTTCATTAAAAACTAAAGCACAACAAAAATTGAATTTAAGGAAGATATACGAATGAAAATGAAATTGTTCATGACCAGTGTTCTTAGCACAAGTTTACTATTGACGGGATGTGGAGATGGAAGTAGCGATGACAGTCCAGCAACTACTGATCCATCAGGTACTCCAGCCAATAATATTCAAAATCCAGTGGTTAAGGTCGATGCTTATACAAGTACTAACTTAGGAGCGGTTGCTGCTGAAAGTAGTATTTTAACTTATAAAATGTTAGGTCAAAGTGGACAAGAGGTGCAGGCAACAAGTCTAGTATTTACACCAACTACTCCACCACCAGCAGGCGGTTGGCCAATTGTGGTTTGGGCACATGGTACGACAGGGGTTGCAGATGCATGTGCACCGAGTAAATCGGCATTAACAGACAGTACTAAAGATTTAATTAGTAAACTTCTTGCAGCGGGTTATGTGGTGGTTGCACCAGATTATGAGGGATTAGGTACACTAGGTATACATCCATTTTTAAATATTAAAAGTGAAGCTTATTCAATTACCGATGCAGTAGTAGCAACACGCAATTATTTATTACAACGGAATTTATTAACTTCGAAAAAGTGGGTTACTGTAGGACATTCGCAAGGTGGGCATGCTGCATTGGGCGCTGCACAATATGCGAGCCGTGCGCAGCTAGACTATAAAGGTACAGTAGCGGTAGCACCAGCTTCAAATCTAGGATTTATTTTAATTGCAGGTGAACAGGCTGTTGCTAATGCAACTGTGGATAAAAAGATTCCAATGTATGCGCAGCTTGATACATATACTGCTTTAGTGACAGCCGGCATTCGAAATACACAGCCAAGCTTTGATTATTCCCAAGTATTTACTTCACAAACAGCAAGTACTGCACAGCAGGCGGAAACAGTTTGTGCAGGGCCATTGGGGCAAGCCTTTGGTGCAGGTATGACTAAGTATGCTACAGAGCATAATGGAACACTGGATGGATATACGCGTACACAACCTAATTTTATGGCAGTACCTTTAGTTAAAACATTCTTAGATAAAGATTCTCAACCTTTACAGGCAAAAGTCACTACACCGATTATTATTTATCAGGGGCTAGCAGATACAACAGTTCCGAAAGTAGCTACTGATATTTTGATATCTAATGCCACTGTCGTCGGTACAAAGATTAATAGCTATGTAACGGGTAATTGGGACCATGAGGCGGCAATGAGCAGTAATGTAGATAACATTGTTGGAAATGTACAAAACTTGCTGGCAGCTCAATAAGAGTATTTGATATTTAAGGTTTTTTTATTGCTATGAAAAGCTAAATTTAACTTTGGAAAATTATTAATTAAAAGCTTTTTAAGTGTTTATAAATTATTTTAGATTTGATGGCTCATTTTTTATAAAAATTGAGCCATTTTTATTTAAAACTGAGCTAACTTGATTCTGTTTAATTATAAAGTTCATGCTACAATATGCCGCAATCTTAGCACGGCTTAAAAGCCCTAATTTATAGGACCCCCGCTAATGTTTGCCAATATTTCCATT